CCGCCCTCGGCATCTGAACCCGTTGCCGTTTCTTCGCCTGGCTCTAATTCGGCGATATTGACAATGCTGCCTTTTGGAAAGGCAAGAAAGCCCTTCGTTGTTATTTTTGCCTTACCTAATTCTTTCATTTTGTTGAATTGAAAAATTAAAAAATCCCATAACTCCGCTTTCCCGCCAATCACTCCGAGATGTCGCAAAGCGGGAAAGCATCAGTTATCAAAACGGAATATCCTCATCGTTTTTTGGCCGCGCCCCTACCGGAATAGTGTAATCCGTGTACGCTGGCCGTTCAATGGTTTGGCCCTGGTCGTGGCTTTCTTCCAAGTCGTGCCAACCTTTTATGCCGTTTTCGTCGAAGCCGGCTAATACAATGCCTGTTTTTCGCATCCGCTGTTTTGCGAAAATTATTTCCCCTAATCCTTTCAGCGATTCGCCTTTTTCATTTTCAAGTATGCCGTACATTTCTGGACGGTATAAAAATGTTACTACATCCGCGTCGGTTTCAATCGAGCCGCTTTCTTTCAGGTCGGATAGTTGCGGGCGCTTTGACCCGCCTCGAATTTCAACGGCCCGGTTTAGTTGCGATAACACTACTACCGGAATATCCAACGTATTTGCCAGTACTTTCAACTTGCCCATTATTTCTCCTATCTCAAGGCTTCTATTGCCGGCTTTCGCGGTAACTTTCTGGATAAAGTCAATAACCAAAAAGTCGATCTTTTCCCGGTAATGTTCCCCGTAACAGGTGGCGATAATTTCATTTATGCCGCGCTCCTTGTCCAATACCAAAATAGGCAGGTTGTCCACGAACGCCTTTGCGTCAACTATTTTTTGCCGCTCTTGGTCTGTTAATATACTCCAATCATCGTCGTGCGTATATCCGGAAAGCATACCAATAATTCGTGTCCGCAATTGGCGGTAATTCATGTCCAGGGTAACAAAAACGCCGCGTGCGCCTTCCTGCACCCATTTCAGCACATCGCAAAGAATGTAGTATGTTTTGCCTGTTCCTTGAACGCCTGCTAAAACGTATAGCGTTCCAGGCTCATATCCAACCATCATCCGGCTATTGCGGACGCATGCCAATGAAGGCTTGCACTTGTAATCAATTTCATACCCTGCCATTTTCAGTTCAAACCATCGTTCGAACCATTCGTCTTTGGTGCCGCTTTGCTCGACATATGCCCGTCGCTCATTCCGAAAAGCGTCCTGCTGTTCGCGGATTTGTTCGGCGTCAAGCCCTTGCGCAATGCCACTTCCGACAAACAAAGAGCATCGGTGTTCAACCCATTGCCGGTACACCGTCTCGAACATTTCCAGCGCTAACGCGGTATCCGTTTCGATGTGGGCGTTCATTGTCGCATAAATGCCGTTAATGGTCAATCCGCCAGCCGTGGCTGTTTCTCCAATGCCGGCCGCATGGCAGACAGAATGCACGGAGTAAGATCGAGACGGGCCATAATGTTGCGCCCAAACAGCCGCCGCGGCTTTCTTGTATGCCGTGTCTTCCCACCAAACCGGGTGCATCCTGCCGGCAAGGGCAGCGAAGTTATGCGGCTCCCGAAGGATGGCGGCAAACAGGATTTCGGCGCAGTTGCGGTACTGCGTCTCGATCTCGAACGCCTGGCCGGCGAAAAGGTACGGGTCGGGCGATGCGATTCGTTCCTCCCTTATGGCCTTGTGGTGTATATTCCAAAACCGGAAGTCGTTTTCTTCCTCATCGGCCTGAATTTTTAATAGTTCAGATTTTTTCATTTCAATTCATTTTTTGCCGCCAAAAACGCGGCGTTAACGCGGTCTTTCGTGGCCTCATCAACCGGCGTCCAAAACCCCCGCATCCACTCAACAGCGCCTTTCACGCCTTTTTCGGCAAACAACTCCGACCAAAGCCGGGTTAGGTGTTCGTCGAAGTTGTCGCGGGCGTCGCGGTATGCGGCGACCAATTCCGGTTTTTCGGCTTCTTCCATGTCGGTGTAAAAAATGAAGTCCAGTTTGTTCCCACAATATTCCCGCCATTCTTCCAAGGTTATTTCCTTATTGTGGAAGTCGATGCACTTTTGCTTCGCCTGCTGTGCTCCGACTTCAACAATCCACCTAAGGATGATCTTAACCATTTCCCACCGCACCGCCGCGTTTCCGGCGTCGATGCTTTTCTGCCATTCGGCGGTGAACATGTCCGCGTAGGCCCGGCAGAATGCGAGTATTTTCTTCCCGTCGCGGGCGAAGTTGATACTGCCGTCTGTTGTGTTGGTTGTTGCCTGGTGTTCGATCATTAGCCGGATAACTTGCAGGTGTTCGGCGGAAACAATAGGCCCATACAGCACCGCGTCGCGTTCGCACCTGGTTAAGGCGCTTATATCCGTTACCGTCCCAAAGTGGCGGAACAGTTCGGATATTTTCGCGGTGGTGTGGTGGATGGAGGTCATATTAGCAGCGGGATATTACAATTTGGCCAAAGGCATTGTCAATATCACTTACCTCGCTTTGCCAATTTTCAGTATGATCCCAATTGCGGCATATTTTCTGAAAATTATCCGGGCATTGGTTTATGATTTTTTCGGCGTATTTTTTCCGGTATCCCGACAGTTCATGCGTAAACACATTATTGTTACCGGTTGCGGCCTCGATCAATGGGCCAAAAGCCTGGGTAGGTGGCATACTTGTGTACAGTCTGCCAGTGTAAAAACTCAAAATTGTGGATGGTTTAAATGTCATTGCGTTTATTTTTACCTGTTTTCTAATATTGTTTTTGCCCGGCGGCCTAAAATACACTTCCTACTTCCGCCGTATTCCTTGCCCCATTTTTCCGCAACGCGGATTAGGATGTTTTCGACCTCATCAAAGCGGATGTACTCGACATCCTGCTCCCAAACCCTTTCTTCTGACCATGTTACCTCTGCCAAATCCTCGAACTTGTCGCCCGGCTCTACGCCGTTCAGGTTTAGGAAAATGCGGGTTGGTGCGGGTATTTTCATATTTTGCGTTTTATAACTGCTGTCTGCCGGCCAAAGGCGCTATGCGCGCCGACGGCGGCAGGCTTGGAGTTATGCGGGAATTGAACGGCGAAGGTTGGCAACCATAAGGAACGCCTCTTGGCTTTTCAAATTAATTTGCTTCAATGCCTCCTGCATAAGCGCCCATTGGTCGGCATCCATGTCTTTGTGGGCTATTTCTCGGGTATAGGTGTGCGCAACCTGATGAGAAATCACACGTAGTTCTTCAATTATATTTATAAGTTCTTGCTCCATTTTTTTGAATTGAAAGGTGAAAAAAATACCGAATAACTCCGCTTTCCCGCCCATGCTCCGTACACCTCACACAGCGGGAAAGCCCCAGTTAGCCGCAATTAAATAAGTACAGCCTGAATGCCTTTGCTCATCCTGTTCTTTGCGGCTGCATAGTAGTCGGGGTCAATCTCAAAACCAACGTAATCAAATCCCATACTTTCACACGCTATTAAACTGGACGCGCTGCCAACGTGTGTATCCAAAATCAGTTGTCCGGGCTTGGCGTAGTTTTCGAGCAGCCAGCGGTAAAGGGCTACTGGCTTTTGGCAAATATGCACCCTTTTTTCGTGCGTGTTTCTGACGTGTTTGGCGATTTTTGCGTTTGAATCAAAAGAAGTCCACGCCATTTCGCAATCTGCAAGAGTATCCATGTGCGCCTTTTTGTCCCAAATAATAAAGCACCTTGTCGGCGGCAAATGAAAGTAGTTTCCACCCCACACTATTTGGTTTTTTGAAACCCTAAAAAGCTCTTTCCAGTAATTCGGCTCCGGCTTTTTGTCCCAATCTGCGTCTCCGTTTTTATACTTATTCGCCCACGTCCCGCCCTGCGTAAGTTTGTCGCCCAATCCATACGGCGGGTCAACAATCGCCAAGTCAAAGAACTTGTCAGGATACGACGGCAGCCCCGTTTCCAAATCCATGCAATCGCCTAAAATGAATTTTCCCATCGTTGTTGTTTTAAAAAAGCGGCTAACCCTGCTTGCCCGCACACCGACCGCTATACGCGGCGCGGCGTACAAGCCGCAGTTATCAAAAGCAAAAGTAGTATACTTAATTTAATTGTACAACTTTATTTTTTCAATTGTCGCACATTTGTCAGCTGTGCCGCAACAATGTCCCCGGCGAACGTGTAGTAAACATCCATCTTGCCCCCGCACTCCCGGCAAGTATGCCGGACATAAAACCGCTTTGATTTTTGCAGGCGGTCGTCAACTTCGCCGATCTTTAACGGCATTCCGCAATGCGGGCATCGGGCTTTTGATTCGGCCATGTGCAGAATACCGCCGGGGACGTGGATGGTTTTCATATTTCTTCCCGCTTTGCGTATCTTATTTCCGCTGCCGCCCGCGTGGAGTATTGAACCGTTTGCGCTCCAGGCCCGGCTACCCTCGCCGCGTCGCGCTTCTTTTCTTCCTGCAACCATGAACAAAGCGCGCCGTTTTGGCGCTCGAATGATTCGGACGCCTTGCCGATCTTCACCCGATGGGCGCAAAAGGCCGTGATAACCTCCGTAAGGCGTTCACGCTTGTATGCGGTGCCTGCCGTCGCCTGAATGGCTTGTAATTCGTCTACGTGGGCTGTGTAGAACGCCCGGATTTCTTGTAGCATCTGTTCCGGTGTGTGGGCTTGCGGACTGTCCGCGAATGAGTAGCGCGGAGCGGGGACCGATTGCGGCTTGTTATCGGATTTCGGCAGGTAAATACCCTGGTAAGAACCTAATATGCTGTGTTCGATTGCCAGCGCGGCGGCGGCCGGGTCGTATCCGGTTTTCCTTGCAAATGCGGCGACGGCGGCGGCCTCCGTTTCGACGGCTTTGTATTTGCCTTTTTTTTCAACTGCCTTGTAGGCTATCCACTTTGCCCATTCTGGATGTATGGCCGCGAAAAAGGTTTTTAGTTCGTTGGTGCCCAGGTGTTCGGCTATTTCTGCCGAACGGTCTGCGGCCGGTTTGGTAGCGCGGGGCTTGCGCGGCGCGCCGGCCGCCGGCGGAATATTGGCCTTCGGTTCTTTTTCGGCTTCTAAGGAAAAAACAACTTCCTCAACGACGGTGACGGCTGTTTCGGAAATTTGGTCGGGCGTGTGAATGGTAACGACGGTTTGCTTTTCGCAAAGCGGCGTATTTCCATCTACACCTTCTATCTCTTTTTTATCTATCTTAGATACCTTATTAGTTTCGTCAAGTTTCCTTACACGAAAATCCGAATCCGTGTCAACTTTCCTTACACGGTCGTGTAAACTTTCCTTACATGCTTCCGCTTTCTTGCTTATCCTTTCGTGTAAACTTTCCTTACACGCATTTTCAGTATCTACCCAAATTTCGGTAGTCCTAAGAATGCCTTTAAGGCCAGAAATTTGAAGCAGATTTTTCTTTTCCATCCTAACGGCCATATCCCGCAATGATTGACGGGAAATACCTACAAAGTAGGCAATGTCATCTTTGTCATCCGAACACCATCCTGGCTGCTGCTGTCGCGGGTCCGCTTGCCGGTAATGTATATACGAGCATAGCGCGTATTCGTCGCGGGATATGGAAAGTTTGCGGCGGGCTTCTTCGTTGATTGAGGTTGAACCCCTTAGTAGTTTGTACTCTTTCGGCTTTTCTTTCATCGCCTTAAAATAAAAAAGCGCCTTAACAGGGTGCGGGCCGGTTGGAAATGCCGGAAATTGGGGGCCTAACACCCCAATGCCCGCGCCCTACTAAGGCGCTGATTTAAAAAAACTGCGTTAGGCTAAAACCGGGTTTCCAATCCGGAGTGCGTCGTTACGCGGTACAAAGATAAAAAAATATCCGTACAAGCGCAAGGCCGGTGCGGATATTTTTTTACGGGCTGGTATCATTACCAAGCCGACACTACAAGCCTGCTGTTCAGGAACTCGGCAATAGCGGCTGATCGGTTTACCTCGGACGAAACAAACATTTCCGAGCCTTGCGACCCATCCACCTTTTCATAGTGGATTTCGTGCTGGTATTCGGCTCCGTATCGGCGGGCACGGTTTCCAAATTTGCGTGCTCGTATGGCGTCTTGGTTTGCTTCAATGTTTTGATAAAAATTTGCCTTGTCCATCTTTTCCCGGTTATGGTTACGGGTTCCGTGTTTAGTTCGTGAATTAATTACCCCACAAAGATGGGGTAAACACTTTAAAAAGTCAATACATTAATACAATTATTTTTCAGGCATTAACAAAAATACCAAAATTATATTAAAAAACCCGGCAAACTTGCGTCTGCCGGGCAATAACCATTTTACCAAAAGCCTATTTTCTTTCGTTCCGGTCCAACCACTCCCAAACGCCGGCTGCCGCAACCGCTAAAAGCAAAATTAAAAACGCGATGAGCGCGGTGAGTGGTTGGTCGGTCATTTTACGTGTGATCCTGGCAAAACATCATTTGTTGCAATTTCAATCTTGTCGTACCATTTCTTTTCGTTGATTTCAAGCCATGCGAGTGCTGCCGCTTCGGCTGGGTTTTCGTGTGCAATTGAAAACCATGCTATGCCATCCGAATTTGACCCGGTTGAGCATATAAATTTTGAACTTCTTATGTCTGAATATATCGTGCCCTCTTCAAGCCTAACCAAAATGTCGGTAGCCGTCGGGGCGAAAACCAAACCGCCGGAATATCCAACGTATTTGCCAGTTATTTCGCCAATTGCGCCGCCGCTAAATGAGCATTCCCGTACATATAAAAGATCGCCTTCGTCGGAATATACAAATCCGATTTCGATGTATTTAGGCTGCGGGAACCCGGCCCCTTTCAGGCGCTTTGCGGTGTCGAAACTTACAATGTTTTTCATAGTCGTGTAGTGGTTTTTTCGTATAATTCCATAACCCGGATAACCCCATCCAACCGGATAACAATAGACCGGCCGCCCGGCCCTGGGTCGTAATGGGCGGAAAAGAATGGCCCGTTGAAATACAAGTGCCCGCCGTCGGTCCTTATCCACTTAATTCCGTACCAAAGCCGTATTTCCCGTCCTATGCCTATTTCCAGCGTGTCGCCATGCGCCCATACGGGCCAGGATGCGCTACCGACGTCCATCCGTCCGGCGCTATCTTGCATAATTACCGTTGACGTATTGAATCGGAAATGCTCTTGGCAGCGCCCGCAATGCGGGAAAAGCAGTAGGAAAATGACGGCGAACATGGCAACCGTAGCCGTTGCGCGGCACCCTTCCGGAATTGTTGTTGTTTCTTCGTGGTCGTTCATGGCCTTAAAAGTATTGAATTTGATGCTGAAACTCTAAGAAAACCCGCTCTGGCATAAGTGCAAGGAATTGCCGGCGTAGCGCGTGACAGTTGTCGAAATACTGCCGGATGTGGCGCGTATCGGCCACCTCGTTTTCGCGGAGGAAAATGTGGTAAGGAACGCCGGCATCGTTTGCCATGCGGGCTGCGGCCGCAATTCGGCGGGTAATGGTTAGTCCAGCATATTGCAGGTGTTCGGCTTTCACTTCCCCGGCTTTTTCGCCAAACCGGATGCAAAGTTCGTCGGGGTCGCCAGATTCGGTTATTTCGATCATGCCGGGGGCGGTGTTGATGCGGATGGGGTTTTGCGCCGCGCATTTGTACGCGGTCATGAGCAGG